TCAGATAATATCGATCATGCAATAGAATCTTATTATACAGATGATAACGGGCTTTTTGACTATGATTCGATAGCCGATAACATAGACTATAAAACAATCTTTAAAGACTATATAGAAGTCTTTACCAATGATTTTAAGTCATGGATTAAAGATAACTATGACCTTGACATGCAATTTAAAGACTTATTACTTATAAGCCCTCAATACTATAACTATTCAACCGATGTTATTAATTGCAATATATCAGATAGAGACAATTCCCTATTGATGATGACATTCAAGCGTGATAAAGACTTTATATCCTATTTGGAAGATAGAACTACTTCTAGAAGTGGTTTTATATCTCATTATACCTTTGGAGAGGCTTTATCAAATAAAGATGACATTCTATCTGATTATATTCTAGAATACCTTGTAAGCAAGTTTGAATCAGAGACCCTTTTCCAACTTGACAATTATGACTTTATATATCAATCTTTACATTAAGGAGATAATGCAATGAATAACTTACTTAAAAACTTTTTAATCTTATTACTAGGCTTTACAAATTTCTATATGTTTTTACTTTTAATCTTATCTTACTAGGAGGCTTGACAATGTATTCTAGAACTGTATCAGATATAAACTATATTAAAGAGTTAAGCATAGACTACGTTAAGCAAAATGAAGAGGGCTTATTCTATATTCCTAGTTATTGGGATAAAGAAGAGGCTCGATGCTTTAATGTAGACTATAACACCGCTACAATTTATTTTAGAACTATTATAAACAATCTTAATAAGGAGATTAACCATGTTAGCTAATATCACGTTTAAAGCATATGAATCATTACCGCATGACACCAATAAAGATACTAAAGAGCCTATAACAGAATTTACCCTGTTATTTGCGGATACAGATAAAATTGACAAAGTATGTCAAGCTATCGAATCGGCTTATGAATACGATTGTATTTCATGGACTATAAACATAGATCATAATTATATTTAAGGAGATTATAAAATGATTCTATCCGTATCAATTAATGCTTATCAGTATCAAGATTTAGATAATGATGCAAAAAAAGAAGTTATCTATTGGCTTGATAATGATCCTCAAGAATACGAAAAGGAAGATGGCACTTTCGGATATTCTTATTATTGCGATTTAAGCAAGGAAGATGAACATATAATTATTGAATTTTGCGATATGAATAATTATAAATTCGATAAGCATGGCAACCGCATAGACCGATTAATACTTTAAGGAGAATAACATGCAAATAGAACTAGACTATATAACAGAACAGCTACACGCTATTGACATCAATTTAGAAGATGTTAATAGAGGCATGACACCTAGCGAATACTTAACCATAAATTCTTATTTAGAAGACATGCGTTATAGACTATCCGAAATTACTACTGAAATATCAAATATGGAGATAACACAATGAATACATGCGAACTAGCTACTAATCACGCAATAGACTTCTTTATATCTGATTTAGGAGATAACACTCATAATCAGTTTTATGATGCTTTATGTGACAATGTAATTCCCGATGATGTCTCTATATGGTCACCATTTGAAGATTGTGAAGCCGATGACTTACTAGGACATATTGAAAATTTAGCTTTATCTTTTATTGCATTTCATAAGGAGACTTCAAAATGACTATAAACATTTTAGAACTAGATCAAGTATGTGATATTACCCAAGAGGTTTACTTTGACATTGTAGACCATTTTGGAATTGCTAAAAAATGTATTGAGCATGACCCTGATATTAAAGACGGCACTCGCAATACTGAATACGGCGAGGAACTCTATAATCTTATTGAGTATGCTATTAAAAACGCTATCGACTATCAAGGAGACTAAAATGTATGTCTTAAACACACAGGAACGCACCATAAAGCGATTTTCTAACAAAGACCTATCCATATGGGTCAATGAGTTAATCAAGTATAATAGAAGCCTTAAAAGCTATCTATTTATGTCTACTAAAAAAGAAGCTACTAATTTTATTAAAAACCAATTAAAAAGGAACTTAAATGGATAGAGATCTAGAAAAGATTCTTGTAGACTTATTATTAGGGTTTGTTTTGCTAGGATTATTGACAATCCTATTTAAAGTAATTGAGTTTACCCTGAAACGATTATTTACGTTTTTTAGGTTTTGACATGCCCGCTTCAGAAAGTGCGATTGCTAACCCTTGTTTTGTATTCTTTACAATATTGCCTGAACTAGATTTTAAACTGCCACGTTTAAATTCACCCATAACTTTAGCTACTTTAGCTAGTTTACCTTTTTTGGTGGTAGGTTTTTTCATATTTTATCCAAAAAAAAAGCCCTTTATTTATAAGGGCTTAAATGTGCTACGGAGAGTATGGGCGAGACTATCCCAACAGGCGAATTATATCATATTTAAATACTCGTGTCAAGCGACTATACGCCTAGAAGCCATAGATAGCATGTTATCGAAAGCAAGACCTAATTGATACTCATAGTCATCGTATTTAGAGGTCTTTAGGTATCTAGCGTATACCGCATCTTTTTGATGTTTGGGCAAACTGCTTATAATTGCATCAATTGTTCTGACATTGGTTATATCCATCTCTGACACCATATCTTCAAAAGCATCGCTAGTAGACTCACCACCGCTAATCATACCCAAAGACTTGCTTGGATAGCCTAGCTTTGTGCTTGGTGTGTGCATCCATCTAGCCCAATCATCTAAAATCTGTTTAAGCCTATCTATGTGCATTAGCTTCCTCTTCAGTGTGAATATAAATGCCTTTGATCCTGTCGCTAAAGTCTGGCATAGGGTGAAATATGTTTTGTAATAAATTAACTTTAGGTTTAAAGTATCTGTATATTTTCTTTTGTCCCTGTTGTTCACGTTCTGTTGAATTTAACATACCTAAATTTTTCATGTTTAATACAATGTATTGGATCTTTCTGTGTTCCATACCCATTTCTTCAGATAACTCTGCAATGGTTAAAGATTTATCACCTAACGCATCTAAAATTAAATTACGCATTTTTTCTATATGAACTAAACGACCTTTAACATTATATTCTCTAACTTTAGCTTCCATATTTTTCCTTATGATACATCAACTACTTTACACTCCCAACGACTGCCAACCTTATGCCAACCATGCACGTTGACTTTTATGTTAGCTTTTCTTACTATTCCTATAGTATCGCTATCAGCAATTTTTTTAACTCTTGCAGATATATTTGTATAACTTGTAGTTTGAACTGCTAACACTTCATCTTCTTTTATAGCAAGGAGATCACACCAACCCCACATGTCTTGTCTTATCTTACAGAAATGATTAAATTTTTCTGTAATTGATACTAAATATCCATCTGCTCTTAACTTCTTAAGGCTTAACTGCGTTGGGCTTGTCGCCATCAAATTGACTTTCGTTAGGTTTAGATATGCCATCTATAAAACGTTTTTCTACTTCACCACTAGACTTGTTTAATTCGTATTCGTAATCTTTTTTAAATATTTTATTCCAATTGTCTTCTACCTCTGTTTCAGAAATTAACAATGGTCTTCTTGTAGAACCTTTACCCATTATTTATCCTTTCTATTGCAATATTCATATACTCTTCTGAAATCTCTATACCTATAAAGTTTCTTTTTAATTGTTTTGCCATTTTTCCTGTAGTGCCACTTCCCATAAAACAATCTAATACTATATTGCCTTCATTAGACCAAGAAATTATATGGTCATGTGCTAACTGCTCAGAAAATTGTGCTGGATGCAATGGATTCATTTCAGTTTTAATTCTCCAAATGTTGTATCTCATTCCATATTCAGAATTTATTTTTTTTGAATTTTCCTTAAAACTTCCATCTGATTGCCTTACTGTATTTTTTCCCCAGCTTCCAATTTTTCCAGCTTCAATATTTTTTCTATCACTAATAGGATTAAATGTTTTTATTTTACCTTTTGACAATATAAACATATATTCAAAAATTTGATGATAACGATTATTTGATGGATTAGAAAAGTTATGTTTTTGATAAATCATAGTGTCATGTAAATTAAACCCTATATCTTTAAAATATAATGCTTGTCTAAATGACGTTCCACTTTCACTTCCATTTATTGTTGCATCACCTACTACCCATACAATAACACCACCTTGCTTTGTAACTCTAAATAATTCTTTTGCTATATTTTCAAAGTCAAATGTAAATCCATTATATGTTCTAAGATTATCGTAAGGTGGGCTAGTAACAGTTAAATCTATAATACAGTCATCTAATGTTTTAAGTTTATCTAAACAATCTCCATGCAATAAATTTATCATTTAACTGTTAAATGTCCGTTATCAAATAACCAACCAATAGTTTTACGATGAGCAGATTCCCATGCTTCAATTCTTTCTGCTCTATCTAACTCTTTATTGTTGTCTATCATATCATGACATTGATAACAAAGACTAGCGATTCTATAATCATGAGCCTTGATGCCTGTGCCTTTACCATCACGCTGTTGATTAGAATGACCTGCACAAACTGTTCCGTCTTGTCTGCCACACATAGCACAAGGAAACTCACGAACCGCTTCTAACAATTTCTTGCTACGATAATTCATAAAAATACTTAATGAGTTTAGCAACACCACCAATAAACCATACAATGCAAAATATAACTATGCCATCGATAATTGGCTGTCTCATAATTCCCAACTCCAACCAAGAGTAGAAGCCCAACGTTCACAGTTTTCTTGATACTCTGTCATTTCTTTTGTAGTGAGTTTTGTTGTTGACTTAACCAACTCCACAGGATTGCCAGCTATCTCTGTTTGATAGCGAAGGAACTTATAGCCTAACAACTCGTGAACTGTGCTAGGGTCTTCACCAATGTAATTAGCAATTGACCCATATAGCGACCACAGCCTTTCATTCTGTTCAAGTGACCTTACAACTTTTTCTTCACTAATATTCACACGCCACCTTTTAGTTAAATCAAGAGCTTTGATTTTTGTTATCAAGTTTTCGTAATTGTACTTCGTCAAAACGAACCGAATCATATTTGTCATCCCATCCTTTAGATTTAAAAGTTACACCTTCTTTAGATGTTGCTTTGTATGTAGCATCTTCACCATACAACTTTTGAACATATTTTATAAATTCATTTATGGTCATGGTCTTTCCTTGTAACTTAAACCTTTTTTATCAAACCAAAAATTCCACTTACCTTCTACAGGATAATTACGTTGCTTTTGTAAATATACTACGCAATCTGGAATACCTTTTAAATCTTCTGCTGTCTTGTCACCTGTTTCAATATCATACTCTTTCTTCTTATTGCGGAACACACAAATTATGTTATCACATAAATTGCGAATATGCGAGCTGCCTAAAATGTGAGTAGCATCTGGGACTACATGTTCGTCTGCCATTTTTCTTGTATGTGCGACTAAAAAAATATGGATTTGAAGGTCTCTGCAACAAGTAGCAAGTCTGTCTATAAAAAGCTTTTGTCTTTCATAATTGTCTTCAGAAATATCTGACATCTTCATAAGAGAATCAATCACAAATACTTCTACACCTAGGACATGCTTACCCCAATACAATGTAGCAATCATATCTTCTGATGTGGTAGAGCCTGTTTGGTCATAAAGATATAACTTTTCTTTAGCTCGATCACAAAACTTTATTATAAACTCATCTGTAGGTTCTGATGATTTTAATGTTTGCTGAACCATACGAGCAAGAGTTAATACAGGTCTCATCTCTAAAGAAGCAATTAAGCATTTAGTATCTTGTTTCATTAAAGATAAAATAATTTGAGACAACCACATACTCTTACCATGCCCTGACACTCCTGTCAAAACAGTTAGTTCAGCAGGTCTTATTTTAAAGTCATCTTCCGTTTTAACAAAGCCCAACGATTTGCCAGAGTGTATTTCAGAATTAAAATATCGAACCACCGAGTCAGTAAAAACATCCGTACTCTTAACAAGAAATTCTGCATTTGCATGTTCACCTTTATAATATTCATTTATAATTTCCTTATTGACTGTTAATTTTTCTAATGCGTCACCTATATTCATTTAGCACCATCCCACGGATTCCTAACTTTTTGCAATTCATCTTCCCATCTTTCTTGGTTAATGTAAGTTAATGGTGAAGGGTTGAATCCTTCTTTCCATGATTTAGTTTTACTCATCTCTTTAACATGGGTAATGATCTTATCTGCAATTTTATCTAAACCGTTTCTCTTCCATTTTGTTTCACATGGCTTACGACCTACTTTTCTATTACTTGGATACTCTTTCCAAAAATCATTAAATCTACTGACATGTATATCTGTCTCTCTCTCTGTCTCTGTCTCTGTAACCCCACTTTGCTTGCACGATGCTAGCATGATGCTATCATTATCAATAAGCCATTGATTTAATACAGATAAATGTTTATTCAATTCATCTTCTGACATTTGCAAGCGAAATGCTAGCGTTCTGCTATCTGGTAAATTTCCATCAACATCTTCTGATGCAATCAACCAAACATTTATTAAAACCCAAGCACTTTTACTATCTTTTAATGCAAACCAATCTGGGTTCTTTAATAGATCGTTATGCACTTTAATCCAAGGTGGACACCTATTGTTATAATGCTGAAATTTTTTCCAGTTTCTAGGCATCATACTATTCTCCTTGAGGAATAGTTTCAGATTGTCTACGCTTAACTAAAATCTCTTCAATTTGTTCTACACGCTTCTTTGGAATATCTTTTGCTGGGTCTTTAGCCCAATATTGAATAGCTTGAATAGATATATCTAAAGCATATGCCATCTTACGTCTTGAGTTATTAAAGTGTGCTACAGCCTCTGTAAAGTTCATTTAAATCTCCTTATTGAAATGAATGGCGACTATAACACTCAATTAAAATCTTGTCAACAACTATAAAAGTCGAATAAATACCCCCCATTAAAATACTTGTTGACAATTTATTAAAGTAAGCGTATAGTGTGTTTTCAAGTTTAGGAGTAGACATGAATTTAAATAAATTTATGAGAATTATCACTAATGACAGGCTACAAAAAAAGTTTACACAAAAGTTCTATTTTGTGGTAAAGTGGTTTTTAGTAATATTTTGGGGATATTTTTTATGGCACATTCTTTAAAACATATATCAGTTATTCTTGCTGATCTTGTAAAAGAACTTAAAGAAGATAACGACAAATGGGAGAAAGCAAATGAGTCAACAACAACATTACGATCAAGTAATGATGGAAAAACATCAAAAGGAGAGCAAGATGAGCATACACAGTAAATTAATGAAAGCAAGATTAAAGTTACAAACAGCAGACCTTAAAAAGTCTGGTCATAATAAATTTGCAGGATACAAGTATTTTGAGTTAGGTGATTTCTTACCTACTATTCAAGAGATTTGTAATGAGGTAGGCATCTGTGGCACAGTAACATTTTATACAGACATAGCAATTCTTACTATTACAGACATGGATGATGCTACACAATTTATTGAGTTTAAATGTCCTATGTCAAGTGCAGCTTTAAAAGGTTGCCATGACGTTCAAAATCTAGGTGCAGTTCAAACTTATTTGCGTAGATATTTATGGACTAATGCTTTTGAAATTGTAGAGCATGATGCTATTGACGCTAGTGCAGGTGCTGTTATTAAGATGAAAGATACTAAAGCAGAGGACTTTATCTAATGGAACAACGGTCAGAAGAGTGGTTTCAAGCACGATTAGGTAAGGTTACAGCTAGTCGTGTGGCTGATGTACTAGCAAAGATTAAGAGTGGTGAATCTGCGTCTAGACGTAACTACAAGATTCAGTTAGTAAGCGAAAGATTAACTGGAGAGAAGCAAGAAACATATGTAAACCAAGCAATGCAAGATGGTATTGACAGAGAGTTTTATGCTAGGGAAAAGTATGTGCAACAATTCGGGGAAGTGGAAGAAGTAGGGTTTATTCAACACCCTACTTTGGAAGCTGGTGCTAGTCCAGATGGTCTTGTAGGTACAGATGGGATTATTGAAATTAAATGTCCTATGGGAAGTACCCATACAGAAACATTGATGACACAAGATATTCCAAGTAAGTACGTTCCTCAAGTCCAGTTTCAACTTTTGGTTACAGGTCGTAAGTGGTGCGATTTTGTAAGCTATAACCCAATGTTTCCAGAGCATTTACAGGTATTTGTAAAGCGTATAGAAGCAGATCCAGTGTATCAAAAAGAGCTTGAGTCAGAAGTAAAACAATTTTTGGAAGAAGTAGATACAATCATAAATAAACTTAAGGAGATTAAGTAATGTTTAATGATATAGAAAGGCAAATGCTAATTAAAGCGTCTAGTGGATTACATGCAGAAACATTTCATTCATTAGATATTGAAGAGCAAGAGAAGCAAATGGAAAAGTTGGATAAAGTTATTGGTCAGTTAATTAAACGTAATCCTGATAACTTTACAGGTAGCACAGTAGCAAATTTTTATAAAACACAAGGAAAATAAAATGGCAGAATATGACAACACAAACACGTTTACTTTATTTAAGAATGACAAAGGT